TCCTATTATCTTTTGGGTTTGCATAAGAGACATGCACCCAACCGCTATTAGGACTAACGCCATCGTAATATTCTAAAATAATCTGATCGTACTCTAAATTTTCTATAATGTAGTTAAACAAACTTTCGTTATCAACAGTTGGTATTTCTATATCTACTGCTTGTCCTAAACAATGTTGACTTTTTGTTGAGCCACCTATGGCTTTGTTTAGTTCTGGGGATCTATAACCACTATTAGGACTAAAAGCAATTTTGTAGTGATCTCTAATTGGTTGCACCACATTTTCACAAAGGTTAATTAAATTATTAAGTATTTTTTCATCTTGAATAGAATTATCTATTTCTTTGCGTTTAGCAGTTTGACTTTTAACAAACTCACGAACTGTAAAGTTTTTACTAAGTTTGGTATTTTCGTCCCAATCGCTCATGAGTAACTGGTTCTTTTCCTGCGATTTGACATAACTGCACCACAACCTTTGTTTAAGCGTGTAACAATACCGCCATCTTTTTTTTTGAGAATTGTTTTTACGTTGGTTGGTTTACCACCAACACCTTGAGGCTTGGCTCTTTTTCTAGCTACTGCACTACGTCTCTGAGCAGCTGTCATTCTTTTAGCTTTGGCTCTAGGTACACACTTAGGATATTTTCTTTTAGAACCTTTAACTTTGGCTCGACCACAAGCTTGAAACTTGCCATCTTTTTTAGGTGCACCGATATCAACCCAGTCACCTTTAGGGCCTTTACCAAACCATTCTGTTAATCCACCTTTAGGCTTTGCCATTTTTCTTTCTCTTAATAGATCTCATGGCCTCATTTCTTATCGCTTGTTTACCACGTTTAAAAATGCCTACCACTTCATTTTTTTTCATAACTTTAGCACGCTGTTCGCCTACTGTTAATATTTGTATTTTACGAGCAAAAGGTTTTTTAATCTTTTTTACTTTTGCTACCGTAGCTCTAGCATCAGCGGGTGTAGCAAATTTTATCTTAACAGTATCTTTAGGATTTTCGTCAGTATATAAACGTCTGCCAGAACCTTTTGGTTTCTTACCTGTGCCTTTTTTAGGATCTCTTTTTTTACTAGGCATTACCTATAACCACCGCCGCGTTTTTTATAAGTTCTAACTAGCCAAGCATTAGCATAAGCTGAAGGGTAAACTTTAAATTTACGTTTAGCTTCTGCTTTTACTCTGGCATATAAGGCTGGATTAGTTGGTGTAGCACCACTTTTCTTTTTTCTTTTTTTAACGCTACCACCTTTTTTTAATTTAAGCGCGGCTAAACTTCTAGCTTGTTTTGCATGTGCGTTACTAGCTTTTTTTAAAGCTTTTGTAACTTTTTTTACCGTTCTTTTTACTTTTTTTCTAGCTACCATTTAACACCTCCATCTTTTTCGTGCTTGTCTTAATCTAGAATTAGGATTCTTTGCTGCCTTCGGAAACTTTTTCATTTGCCCAGCAGATCTAGCACAAAAAGATTTACGGCGCTTGGCAGCCTTGCTACCTTTTTTTACTTTGCCAGTTACTGCTGTTTTTAATTTAGATCCTGGATTTAACTTTCGATAGGCTTTAACACCAGCCTTAGTCATTCCAGCCCCTTTTTTAGTAGGCCGAAAATTTTTTTTATTTCTAGGTGGCATTTTGCCTTTCTTTCTAGTCGTTTTTGCCATTTGCGCTCTACTAATTGCCACTTATTTATTTTTTATTTTTATAAATGTTTTACGCCCCAAAGCTTGATTTCTTTTCATCTTGCTTTCTGCTTGTTCCAAAGTAGCATTAGTCATGATTGGTATTTCATGCCCATGTTGATAAACGTCATATTTAGTTTCTTTTGTCATATTATTCCTCTATGAAATTGTAATACTAATAGCTCCTAAACTAGAAGTCATTTGTGGACTAAACCTAACTTTGCTATTAGCAACAGTAAGTATAGCAAATGGTTCGCTAATATCGGTGAATCCAATACCATCAAACACTTGCAATGAATTAGTAGTAGTATTAAAAATAATAGTGCCAGCGTTAAAGTTTGATTGATCTCTTTCTTCAGTATTAAATTGTTCAGTATTAATTGGATCAAACTCACCTAAATTTAATTCTAATAATCTAACCAAACGATTGAACAATTCTGGCGTTACCAAACCATTAGCCACTGGCAATCTAGTGTTTAAGAGTTTTGCCATTATCTTCTACCGTCAGCTCTAATATCGTAACGAGTTGCTCCCAAACGCCAACCCACACCTAGGTTGCCGCTATCACCATCGTTAGATGCTAAACGTATCACTGCTTGTCTGCCTCTAGCTCTAATATGACCTTGTTTAGTAGTTGGTGTAACAGTTGAAGTTTGTCCAGAACTTAACGTATCGCCTGGAAAATTTCTAGTTTTAGTAACTATATTAACGTTAGAAGCTGCATCATCATCTAAAAACTTTATGTCTGGTATTACTCTTTTTAAAAAAGAAAAACTATCGCCATCGCCCAAATCAAAATCAGACGATTCAATAAATACGTTAGTCATTTCAGCACCGTCATCATTAAAACCAAATTCGTGTTGAAATAAAAAATTACTACCAGTTGCTTGTGGATATTCTTCAATGTTTGAGTCTAACCAAGCAGTTCTGTTGAGTTGTCCGTAATACCAAATTTGTTCTTGATAATTATAAATTACATACCTATCTATTTCGGTAGCACTAGCAGATGGATAAAACCAGCCTATCTCTGAGTGTTTGTTATTAGTAAAGCCGTGTATTTTAAAACCTTGTTCTTGATTAATATCACTAAAAACATAATTTCTAACGGTGCAAGGTATTTGTTGCACGGTACCATTGTATACATAAAAAGAATCATAACTCATAAAAAACACACCACCAGGGGCAGTAACTGCTGCTTTAGGTCCTATTAATCCAGTGTTTTCATTTATTAAATTTAAACCAAAAGTAAAAGGCGGTCCGATAAATTGCATGCTGTAAATAGCAGTGTCAGTAAAAACAACTATCTCTTGTCTAGCTTTCACTGCGCCAATAAATTTAGAACCAGAAGAAAGTCTTAAAGATCCAGCCGTATTAGTTGTTAAAGTTCTAAAATCCAGTGGGTTTTCTTGATCGCTAAAAGCAATTAACATAGGATCTATTTCACCAGTTCTAGCATCATTAACGACAGGATCTACACCAAAGACAATTAAGTGTCTATCAGTTTCTGAAGTTAAAACTTGTAAGGCTCTTGTTGGAACTTGATTAAGAGCACTTGTTTGACTGCTTAATTCAACTGCTCTAGTTGAAGTAGTATTGTTTTCTACCCAACGAAAAATTTCTCCTCCTCTAACATTTAAAATTAAATCTTCACCATAATTATCGTGAGTCCAAATTCTTAAATTATTTAATGAGGTTTCTACTCCAGAGGCTGCAGCTTCGCCCCAGCCATTAAAATCATTAGCACTACTTGCGTTACCCGTAGCTAATTGCACGGTAGCACCATCACTGTGTGCTGCTGCTGTAGTTCCTTGCACACCACGAGTACAACTGCTTAAAGTGTTTGTAGAAACTGAACCAATAGTTATCAATTCTTCGCCTATCAAAATAGTATCACTAGCTACAAAACCAGTAGCACTGGTTAATATTATAGTGGTGTCAGAATTAGAAATACCACCAGAGTCATTTAAAGTTGTAGTTAAAGCATTGTCTGTAGTACCGCCCCAAAGACCTGCACCCCAACCAGTCGATCTAACTACTGTATCTAAGCCAGTGTTTACCTGATAAAGACCATCCGTGCCTGAGCCACTATTACCAGTGTCACTGCTGTTAGCGGTAACTGTATTTCCAGAAGTATCTTTTGCCGTGATGGTATAAGTATTGCCATCAACAATACTTGTTATTTGATATTCTTGATTTAAAACAGTAGCTGTAATTAAACCACCTAAACTAACTGCTCCAGAAAAAGTAACAAAATCATTTACCACAGCTCCATGAGCATCATCAGTTACTGTTAAAGTAGACGAGCCATTAGTAGCAGCAAAAGTTATAGAGTTGGTGCTAGTCTTTCTAATCGGTGTAATGTCATTAAAAGCGTTGTTGTTTTCTACTAAATAATATTTTAAATGCGTACCCACGCCTAAGTACTTGACCCCAGCTAACGACACAAAATTATGCAAAGCTCTAGCTGTGCCTTGATAGGTAGAGGTTAAAAGTTTTTGCCAACCGCCAAATTTTTCCGGTCGACCCATACGAAAACGAATTAAATTGCAATCAAACCAACCTAGCTCATTATCATAAGAGGTTCCTTCGCGATTTATTCCGGGTCGAAAAGTTATTTTTCTTAGTGCCATTTTTTCATTTTACACGAAAAAATAAATTAGAAGAGAGTGATTTTTAACATAAACCCAGTAATTGTCAGCATGATTGTGCCAAAAAATACCAAGCCTCCTCTAATGCTTTTATTGATTGATTTTACTTCGGTTTCAATTGTTTCTAGTCGACGCCAATTTTCACGCCATCTAACTTCGCAAGCTGCCTCATGTGCGGATAATCTTTTATCTATTTCTGCGACAGTTGCTCTAGCCATTTTATTTGTTAAACCAACTTAAAATATTTTTCTTTATGTTTTCAAATTTACTTGGAGCAAGGTATTTAAGAGCAAAACCAGCGCCAACAATAAGAATTATTAGTGTTAGTAGTTCCGTCATTTTACACCTCTGCCTTTTAAAATATCAGCGTAGGTAACTTTACCGTCGCCAGTTAAATCTGGAAAACCTTTGCTTTTACCACCGCCTTCTAGTTTTTGAATGTCCTCTACAAGGCCACCTTTTTTATAGGCAACTTTGCCGCCTTTCATCATCTTAACAATGCCGCCTTTTTCCATTCTAGCAATAGCGCCCATGTCTTCGTCGCCCATGCTCATTTTTCTTTTACGATGTTTCATATTTACCTCTACTTAATAGTAATTAAAGGATTCCCTGTGTCATCCTGTTTCTTTTCAATTCTTATAACTTGATTAGATAAAATATCTAGTTCATTACGTAAGGTTTTTATTTCGCCACGTAACACTATAATATCTTGCGTTAAAGAATTGTCCGTATTATCTAAAGCTTTTAACTGACTAGCATAGGAAACTCCGGATTTTTTTTCTACTGCTTCTAGTCTAGCCACATAGCCTGCACCAGTATAACCAAATCCAGCAATGGTACTGATTAAAGCAGCTACTGCAATTACTTGTCCTAGTTTTCCTTTAAGCCATTCCATGTTATAGATTCGGTTGTAATTTAATTATTTTATCAAGTTTTTGGTAATTTATACCAGATAATTCTTTAAAAGCTAGAACATTATCTGCTATTAATTTATCGGTATAGATTAGTTTTGTTGCATACCAATCAGGTTTTATTGGTAAAACAGTATTAGTATAGACATCAAAACCAGGCACAAAATTAATGTAAGCAATAATTTTTTGCTCGTCTCCATATTCATCAGTAGTGGCACGTTCTTCAATAACTTGTTCTGCTTGGTCTTCTAAATTTTGAGCGATAATATTATCAGCGATTGTATCTGCTTCTGATTTATCTACTTCTTGTGCATTGTCTACGGCTGCTTGTTCTGTGTTGTTTACAGCTACATTAACTGTAGTTGTTGCAACTGCTTCAGATCCTAGCTCAGTAATGTTCTGCATACCCCCACCGTTAGTGCTCATACTCATATCAAAACTATTGCTGCTAGTAGCATGCACCTCAGTGCCTGCAGTAGTGCCACTAACACTGTTAGCTGCAGCACTAACTGTTTGTGCTACTACATCTAATTGAGTTTGGGTAATACCAGACTTTTCATCTATTTTACCTACTGTTACAGCTTCTACCTCTATCTCTATCACTTCTTCTATTTCAGGTTCTTCTAGTTCTGCTACTAGTTCTTCAACTTCTTCCTCGTATTCAGGCTCAAAATACTCTTCTATCTCTTCTAGTTCTATTATTTCTTCAGGAAAAAACTCTTCTTCTAGTCGCATACTTAGTTCAAAAGGTTCTTCAAAAGGAGTCAAAGTTATTAGTTCAATTGGTAGTTCATATATATCTGGCAGTGGGTCCAAATATATTTCTTCTTCACGAAATGGGCGGTCTACAAAAATAGGTTCAAAAAATACTGGTTCTTCATACAAAAAAATTTCTGGTTCTTCAACAAAAGTACCCATAGCTATCAGGTCTTGTTCGTCAACAAAACCATAATCAAATTCTTCTTCTATAACAAAGTAACCAATGTCTTGTTCAAATCTATAGCCTGGACAAAAAGGTGCATACTGTGGGTCTAAGTCACATTGTTGGTCATCAAAAGCTTCCCAATAGCCAGGGCAAGTAGGATCGTTAAGTGGGTTAGAACAGTCAATACCATTACCTGAACTAACTCCATATAAACTTCCACCGTTTTCTAACGCGGAGTTCATAGCAGAGTTATTCCATGTTTGACTTACACAAAAAGAGCTATTAGTTGTGCCTTTGCCACATTGATCGTGATAATAATAAGTGTAAAGTTCGTTTGTGTTTCCTTGTTCACCAATCAACACATCATGATTAATTATATTTAAACCACCATATCTAAATTCAAAACTGTCATCTGACTTCCATAAAATAACTTCAAAAGAATTATCGGTATTACCTCTGTTATATTCTCGTAAGTCGTACCAACCAAATACACTTTTGTCAGTAAAATTTTTAGCTAATACTTTTGAACCATTATCTCGTATTAAATCAGTCCAGAAAGGATATAAACTATATGTAATCTCAGGTAATGGATCAGGTGTGTAATCATTGCAGTAACCTCCTGAAGATCCAAAATGCAAACAACCGTTAGTGGCCATTCTTGCAGTGGTAAAATCTACGCCATAAAAAGTAAAAGTAAAATCTAAATTAAAAACAGAAGATACTCGGTCGTCTCCTACACCTAAATTATGAGAGGTAGCTATATCATTTGTTTTTAAATCAAATAATGGTTGATTGTTTTCATAGATATAATTAGCAAAAGAAAAATTACTAATTAAAAGACTAAGAATTATTAAATTCTTTTTCACACGTACGTCTACTTTTCTTTATGCCTTTAGCTGTTTTAGTTTTACTACAGCTGGCTATATATTTTGCTTTGCGTTCTAAATAATCAGGTCGATCTGTTTTATTAACAACCCAAGCAACCGAGGCTTCTTCACCTATTTTGCCTAGGTAAGGACAAGGTGTGCCTGCCATTTCCATAGCTTTAAATACTCTAGAGTCTTGACAAAGTATTGCTACTGAAGCTACCTTCATACCAGTGTCATACAAATATTTTGATAATTTTAATCTTTCACAATTTTCGTCTCGAACGGCTTTACCACCTGATAAACCAAAAAGTTGACCTTGAAACGCCCCTGACACACCAGTGGTACAAAGATCTTGTGAGTAGGACATGATGCTAGGTGCAATAGCAGAAGCAGGTGGTGAGTTAATATCTTGTTCTATTTTTTGCGTAGAAGTAGATGTATTGTTATTCGTATTTACCGCAGTATTGTTATTGGTGTTTACATTTTGATTATTGGTGCTAACGGTACTAGTGCTGGTGCTTGTATTAGTGTTGGTAGAATTATTGGTATTGGTATTTGTTACAGTTTGAGTAGCAGTAGAATTAACATTACTAGTGCTAGTACTAACATTAGTATTTGAATTGGTGTTGGTATTAGTGTTAGTAGAGACATTCGTATTATTATTCGTGTTCGTATTATTATTTGTATTGGTGTTTGTCGTAGTAGTAGTATTAACAGTATTTAAACTATTACCTTCACAATATTGTGACCCCATAGTGCAATCGCCTGTTTGAGCAGCGTGCATAGGTATGGACAATAACAAAGCTAGGCTTAACCAAACTAATTTTTTCATTTAAAAAGTATACTACGACTACGCAGTTCTTTTCCACATATATACGACTATATACGGTTGCACGTTGTTGTGAGCAGAACCACTGCCTGTTGAACCGGTAGTATGACTTAGTGCTCCACCAGTATTGTTTTCTATACCAGCAAAAAAAGTAGCATTAATATTAGCCCCACCAGGTCCGCTTTCAGTATAGCTTATGCTGTGAGTGTGACTAGGTAATTGACTTGTTGATAAACTTACAGTTTTTGCACCGCCTGTTTCTTCAGCAGTATCAAAATCTGTATCAGATGAATCTATACCGACAGGAACTCTACCTGCTCCAAAAGCTACCCATGTACCGAAACCTAATAAAGTGCCAGGATTGGTGCTATTTGTCGCATTAATATAAATTGAACCGACTGGATAAACCGCAGCCAATGTAGTTTTTGTATCTATTTGAGTCTGTATTGCAGAGGTAACGCCATCTAAATGTTGAAACTCTGCACTGCTAACGCTACCATCAGCAATTTTAGCAGCATCGATTGCAGCTCCAGAAGCGACACTAGCATTAACCACTGCATCTGAGGCAAGTTGATCTGCACCCACTGCATCATCTGCAATCATAGCTTGTTCGACTGCATCGTTAGCAATAGTTATTGCTCCATTACTAGCTATAGTTGCATCGCCAGATAAAGCCACTGGGTTATAATTGGTGCCATCAGCTACCAATAAATGACCCGCAGTATTAGTCGCTAAAGTAATATCATCACCGCTAACGGTTAGATCTCCACCAACTGTTAAGTCACTGGACACTTTAAAGCTACCAGCAACATTTAAATCTGTAAATAAATCATAAACTGCTGCACCAGATCCTGCGCCATCAGTAGCGACAACTTTTACTTCGCCATTTGGTATTTGTACATTAGCACCACTACCTTGAGAAATATTAATTGCTTGACTACCAGTAGTAGCATTTTCAATAA